CTCTTCTTTTTTTTGTGCCACTTTTTCGAGCTACCCCTGTAGACCTATGATTAGTAAATTAAATGTATATTTGTACTTTACACTATTCGAGTAAATAGTAAACTATGGTTTTACATAAGGAAATTAAAAGGATTAGAAAAGAACTTTCTTTAAGTCAAGAAGGCTTTGCTAAAGTTATTGGAATTAGTAGAGTACACTATAATAATATTGAAAAGTGTAAATGTACACCTACATTAGATTTATTACAAAAGATAGAAATAGCAACTGGTAAAAGATTAATAGTAACTTTTATAGATTATGAATAAACTAAACGAGTGGAGTAAGAAGGGGTTAGATGTTGCAATAAGAGTTACCTATATTAAAGGTTATACAAAATATTATGCTTGTATATCCAGGAAAGGTTTTAATAATAAAATTGTAAATGATAATGATTTGAAAGATACTTGGTTAGAAGCTTATAATGATGCAATTAAAAAAGTAGAACAAAAGACTTATTAATATGGGAGCTAAACCAACAAAGAAGAAAAAGTTAGAAGGAACTTATCGAGCAGATAGAGCTCCAAAGAATGAGTTGATTCCAGAAGAAGTAGATTCTTTAGATGTAGAGGGAAAGCTATTAAATAATTTTGCTAATGATATTTGGATCAAACTAAATAGAAATTTAGCAGCTATTGGAATGTTAAACGAAATTGACCAGGAACTATTAATGAGTTACTGTAATGAAATGGGTTTATATTTTGATTGTATGGATAAGGTAAAGAAGGAAGGGATGATAACTATAAGTCCAGCTAATGGTGAAATTATTTCTAACTATTTAAAGATTGGAAATACAGCTTTAACTAATGCAATTAAACTAAGTGATAAGTTTGGTTTTAATCCAGCAGCCAGAACTAAAATAGAAATGCCAGTACAGAAGCCAAAAGATGAATTAGATAGTTTACTTTAGATGTATAAAAAAATAGTAGATAAATATATTAAAGAAGTTCAAAGTGGTAAATTGGTTGCTTGTGAATATGTTAAAGATGCTATTAATAGACATTTAACAGATTTAGAACGTGAAGATATTTATTTTGATGAAGCTGCTGCTAATCATTTTTTAAAATTTAGTTCTTATTGTAAATATACTAAAGGACAACTAGCAAAAGAGAAGAGAAGAATTGAATTAACACCACAACAAGTATTTAGATACTGGTGTTTGTTTGGTTGGAAAAGGTCGAACGGTTCAAGAAGGTATAGAAGGGTTTACTTTGAAGTGGCTAGAAAGAATGGTAAAAGTGAAGAAGCAGCTATTGTATCTTTATACTTAACTATTTTTGATAAAGAAGAAGGTGCTGAAGTTTATTGTGCTGCTACTACTATGGGACAAGCTCGAATGGTACATGATGCAGCTATGGTGATGGCTAGAAAGCTAAAAAATGATAACGCCAAAATAGATGGTTTAGTAAATCTTACTGGTGGTGGTCGTACTGGTGGTAATATATCAGTTTTAGAAACAAATAGTAAATGCGAACCATTACCAGCTAATGATGATAAACTAGATGGGTTAAATCCTCATGGCGGCATAATAGATGAATATCATGCACATAAAACAAGTCATTTACTAGAGGTTATCCAAACGGGTATGGGTTCAAGGGAACAGCCACTTTTATTTATTATTACTACTGCTGGATTCGAAAAACAGTTTCCTTGTTATTCAGAAGAAAGGAAATTAGCTATAGAGGTTTTAAAAGGTGTTAAAGTAGATGATAGTTTATTTACTGTTATTTACACCTTAGATGAGGGTGATGACTGGAAAGACCCAAAAGTGTGGATTAAAGCAAATCCAAACATAGGTATTACACCCACTTTTGAATATATGCAAGAACAATGCGACCAAGCAAAAAATAAAGGTGTATCAAAAGAGGTTCAATTTAAAACTAAGAATCTTAATATCTGGACTGATAGTAGCATGGCTTTTATTAGTGATGATAAATGGACTAAATGTGGAACGGAACTACCAGATTTAAAAGGTCGTGAATGTTATGGTGGTTTAGATTTAGCTGCTGTATCTGATATGAACGCTTTTGTTTTAATATTTCCGCCAATAGAAGAAGATGAGCCAATATGGGTAATGCCTTTCTTTTGGATTCCAAAAAATACTATTACTAGAAAAAATGAAATAGGAAACTTTCAACAATGGGAAAGGGAAGGATTTATTAGAGAAGCTGGAGAAGATGTAGTAAATCAAAACATTATTACTAGAGATATTATAGAAATTTGTTCTAACTATCAATTGAAAAGTTTTGCTTTTGATAGGTTTATGGCTTATAATGGAATAGTTCAAGATTTACATGATGCTGGTTTAACTGGTTTTGAGTTTGGACAAGGTTATAAAAGTATGTCACAACCTACAAAAGAATTAGAAGGTTTAGTTTTAGGTCAAAAGATAGCACATGGTAACAACCCTGTACTAAGATGGCAATGTGGAAATATAGAAATTTCAGTTGATCCAGCCGATAATATAAAAATGGATAAGAAAAAGAGTAGGGAAAAGATAGATGGTATGGTTGCTTTAGTCCAGGCTTTAGGTTGTTATACTGCTTTTGATGATGGTGGTACTTCAGTATATGAAGAACGTGGTTTAAGGCAATTATAAAGGATTTATTAGTCTTTCTTCTGGATTCATCTTAGATTCTCCTTTTTTGTGAATAACTACACTTTCTTTAGTATGATACATTGAACGGTTTAAATCATTCCAATATCGGCTAATATAACCACCTAAACCACTACCTAAGTTAATTCTAAGCTGTTTTTGTAGTACTTCCCACCTATATAATGATATTGGCTGTATATCGATTGTAAAAAACTCCTTTTCGCAGATAAAACAAAGGTCGTTCCATTGAGTTTGAACATAATTATTTTTAATTATTGGTTTAAAGTTGGTCCAGTTAGGCTTAGTTATTCTTATATCTGAAAGTAATGATAAACAGATTTTGTTTTTGTCGGACAATTTACACCACAAATCAACACTATTTTCAATAAAATCACTACTAATACTAACATCATCTGGTAAAAAAATGTAAAAGTCGTATTCTTTAGGTACTTCTGCAAATATTTTTTTAAATTTTAACCAAAGATATTCTTTTCCGTAGTTAAATGGCAACTTTATATAATCGGCTCTATCTAGTTGAAAATCAGAATAATCATCGTAAATTAATACATCTGTTTCTTGTTTATCTAATTGGCTTAAAAGCTCTAATAAAGATTCTTTTCTTTGGTATGATGTTATTATAGTTAAAACTTTCATTTTAATTTATTAAATTTGTATTAATCAACTATATAAAGTTATATAGTACAAATATAAATAAAATGGCAGTAATAGTAGCAACTAGACATGCAGATGTAACAATATCAGATGTGACTGTATTTGATGCACCACAAGCAATATTCGTTGGAACAGGAGGTGATATAGCACTAAGATTAATTGGAAATTCTACAACTGTAGTATATAAAAATATACCAGATGGATCATTTTTACCAGTTTTAGCAGACCAAGTACTAAGTACTGGAACTACTGCAAGTGATATAGTAAGAATGGAAAACTAATAGTCATGCTAAGTAACTGTATAAGAAATACAATAGATTCTAAAAGAGGTGGTGATGTTTTAAGTGCATTATTTAGTAAATATAGTTTTTATAATATGTATGCTACCAAAAACTTAAATATAGTAGGTAGCACAACAAGCCATTTAGACTATAATACAACAACTCCTTTAGATTTAGCAAATCCATTATCTACAAATCAACCGACTTATTTAGATTCTGATTCTGATTTCAATAACAAGCCATCATTGTCATATATTACTAATGATTACGTTATAAATATGGCTGCAGATTATAGAATATCAGATAGTACTGGAGTTATTGATTTAGTATTTACATCAGGAACAACTGTTACGGGGGATTTTCCTTTGTTTGCATCTTCTCAATCAACTACAACAACATATAAATTAGTCGTATGGGTTGCTAATGGAAAAATAAAATTAGCAATAAGAATAGGTGGTAATACTTACGCTATAGAAACGGGAGTAATCATAAACCCTCTTCAAAAATATTCTATTTCAGTACAGCAAAACGGAACATCTGCAAAGATAGCCGTAAACGGTGTTTTTGAAGCGATAACTACTATACTTATAACTGCCCCCGCAACGTCTTGGTTTAATACAATTCCGAACAGGGATAATTTAAGTATAGGGGCTTTAATTCAGGCGGGTTCGATTTATT